TCTGGATGGTCTTACTTCACCAAGTTGAACTTCTGCAGGAGGAACCTCAAAAGCAGTTCCTTCTTCTGTTCCAACAAATCCAGGTTTAAATTCAGCAACTTGACGACTAATTAATCTGGATTGAAGTTGGCTCATTACTTGCTGACGAGCAGACAAGGGTTCATAAATTATGCGAGCAATTTCTTTTAGAGCTGCATCAATAATGCGTAAAGTATTATTTATGGAATCTAAAGCACGAAGACGCTTTTCTTTAGGTTCTGTTACTACTGCTCCCCTCTGCGTTCCTAAATCACCTTCATAAGCACGAGAAGTAATCATTAATTTTTCAACAGCCTGAGAATAAGTTGTAAGTTGAGAAGGAGTTATAGTTGCTCCAACCTTAATGAAAGCCTGCAGAAGTTTATTAAGTGTGTCATTCAATGAACTTGTGAATGATCCAGCAGTAAATGCTGTAAAAACAGCCTGTAGTAAAGTGTCTACATCATTATTAGGAGTTACATCAGGCATTATAGGAGGTCTAGGAGAAAATGAACCAGATGACCTTTCAGCATATTCTTGGGCTCGTTGTTTTAGTCGTTGTGACAACCATGTTTGACCTTCACTAGTAGTGATTACACCTCCACGCAATCCAGAACTCGCTGCATATTGCATAGCAGGACCATGAAATACTCCATTAGGAACATCTGAACGAGACGCAGGTCTTACATAACGCTGAGACCTTTCGTTCATCTTACCAATTCCAAGCATACCCTGTTCTTTCCTTTTATTTACACGAAGACGCTGATGAACAAGACTATGTTCATGATCTGAAAATAGAGCATGGGATTCACTTCCACCACCACGAAGCAAATCAAGACTACTTAAAGGCATAGGTCTTAATGGTTGCATTCCTTTACTATTCATCTGGTACGCCTCATCAGGAAAAATCCAAGGTTTATAAGGCGTAGTTTGGAATGTCGGCATTTGTTTATTAATACGAATTTAAATTCTTTAATACAAACCATTCTCTTTTACATATTTTGAAGCTTGAGGAAGAGAAAGACCTTTTTCAGCCATTACTTTCTTTACAATAGCACCACGAGCAGAAGGCTTGCGACCACCACGAACATGTTTCATCGTAGCATCACGAGCACGTTCAAAAGCTGCTCTTCCCATTTCAGAAAGATTAGCACTAGGCATACGTTTAGTAGCTGCTCTTCCCATTTCAGCAAGACTAGCACCACCACATGCAGCACCACCATGTCTACCTTCACCCATTAAGTTTTCACGGTCACGCATCGCTGCATCATATTTGGCTCGGATACTTGAATATTCACTGGACCGTTTACCAGTAAACATAGTTTCATTGTCCATTCTCCTTAGTTCATCTCCATACATAGCAATTCGTCGGTCTACATCCTCAAACATATTTGAAGGGCGTTTAACAGCACCACCAATTACACGACGACCAGCTGCTTTCATACCCTGTGAAATAATCTGGTCAGTAACATAACTCTTTTGTTTACCAGAAGGAATCATTGATACTGATGCACCAAAAGGAGAAGCTTCTACTTTTTGTTTACGAGAAGAAATTCTGGTCTTTCGTGCAGTAGGTATTCCAAACATTGACGCCATTTGTGATTGAGGTTCATCCTCATAATAATCCTCATAATAATCTCCATCACTACCATCTATTCTTGACATTTGAGCCATTTCTCCACCAGTAAAACTTACTTCTGCTCCACCATGCTTGTCATCACACTGACAACGTTGTCCACCACGACCAGCACCTATTGCTTTTAATGCAGGGTCAATTAGATTTAGAATTTTGTTGCCCATAGGTTGGAGAGATTTGAAACCAAGAATTGTTCTTAAGGTTGGAGCACCTTTCTTTAAGAAAGTATACATTTCCAAGATTTTTGCACCATATGTTTTGATGTCGTCCATAAGAGCACCACCACGAGGTTGACGACCTAGACCATATGATTCTGCTGCTTTAGCAATAGCATCAAGTGTGTCTTTATATACTTTAAGATTCTCCAAAAAGCCTAATAATTTCTTTGCAAATTCTATTGTGTTAGTTTTTGATGCCATTGCAGGATTTTCAATAATTTCATCTTTAAGATCCTGTTGAAAATCATCAACAAATTTTGAAATCTTTCGGTATACATCAAGAAGACTTTTTACTTGAGTTTTAACTTCTTCTACTGTTACTCCACCAGAAAGTTTAGATTTAGCATACTTTACAGCTTTCTTACCAACTTGCATACCACTATAAAGTTGTTTTGCTGACTTTAAACTTAGAGCTCCACCACGTCCTTCCATTTGTACTTCAGCAGGAGTTTTTTCCACTTGACCTTCGCGAGCAGGTTCGGATGATTCTGCCCAACGGTCAAATCCATCCTTCATAAACTTAGCCTGCTGACCTACACCACGTTCTGCCATTTTACCACGAACATATTCAGTTTGATCTCCAGTTGACATTTGTTAATAAGAAGAGAATTAATTTATGATGAATAAACAAACATGCTGAGCAAATATGTTCGAAAAAAGGACGATTGTGGATGTGGAGGAGGCAAATACAATTGTATTAGCAAGAACACATTTGCTAGATTATTGCAAGCAGAATTAAAAAGACTTGATTGTGGATGTGGATGTAAGGGTGTGAAAGGATTCAAGAAAAAGTATGGATTAAAAGGAGGGGCTCAAATTCTTGCTGATTGTCCTCCTGGATGGCGTAATGATGGATTGACATGTGTTGAGAATTGTAATCCAGATGAAAGAGATGATGGATTGACATGTCGAAAGAGATGTCCAGAGGGTCAAATTGATGATGGACTAACATGTCGAGTTCCTATTAAAAGTTCCATGAACGAATGTCCTCCTGGATCACGAGACATTGCAGGAACATGTTGGGGTCCTGTTCGTCAAGATTGTATTGATGATTGTTTTAAACATCCTGCACCTGGATGTAAAACATATGAATGTGGTAGATTAAAAGGTCTTTTTGGTGAAGATTGGGGTCCTCGTCTATGCACAGATTGTAATTTAAGATGTGGACAAACATGTTGGGATGTTCAAGGTATTACAAAGCAATTACATCAACGTGAATTGAGATTATGGGGTGGTGAAGTATATGGTCAAACTATTCGTGGCAAACAAATTCGTGGACGAGTAAATTTTGATGTATTAATGAAAGAAGTTGGTAAAGGTCTTACTGATTTATTTGAAGGAAGAATTGATTTAGCTGCTGCTTTTGACCCTGAACGAAATGGTGTTGCTGCTGCTTTCCGTAAATTTGGTGATGACATTAAAAGAGTTGCAGAAGAGGTTGGTAGTAAAATCAAAGAAGGGTTTGACAAGATGGGTGCTGAAACTAAAAGAGCCTTCGAAGAATTTGCTCGTAATGCTGAACGAGATTTTAAACAATTTGGTGAAGATTTCGTAAATAAAATGAAAGACCCTGATTTTTGGGTTGAAGCAATTGGTATTATGGCACAGATTGCTGCTGCTGCAGTAAGTATTGCTGTTACTGTTGGAACTCTTGGTGCTGGAACTGGTCTTGCTATTGGTATTATGGCTGCCGCACAGATGGCTGGTCCTGCTGCTAAAATGATTGCCGATGCGGCTCGTGGCAGACCTATTGATGCTCTAGACATTGCCCAAATAGCAATTGCAGGTGCTACTGCATTTATTCCTGGTATGTCAGCAACTGTTGGTCCGATGGTAAAGGCTGGTTTGAATGCTGCTTCTTATACAATCAAAGCAGTTCAAACTGCTCAAGTACTTGGTATTGTTCCATCTACTTGTATTCAAAATTGTCCTGTTCAAGGTCCTGATCCTCCTATAGAGCCTCTTGAAGAGGAACCTAAAACTGACCCTGCTCCTGGTCAAAAGACTGATGAAGAAATTCTTGCTTTAGCACCACCATGCACTTTTACTAGAGTAATTGGTAAACCAACTCTAGAACCACCTTGTAATGTTCCACCAAGAGTAACAAGAAATGGTCCTCCGTATTATACAGAACAACAGTGGATTAAAAAATATAGAGATGAAAATTATGGTCCTGGAGCTTCAAATAAAGGAACTCAAGAAACACCAAGTGGAGCTGTAGTTTCTAAAGAAGATGCAAATATTGATGCAGCAGCTAAAACAATACCACCTAAAAAGGACATAAGAATTACTGATGTAGTAGTTCCTCCACCTGCAACTGATCTAGCATCAGCAGATTTAAGTTTTCTTGCTGGTCCTCCAACTTGTAAGCTTAAAGAAAATATTGAACCTAAAAATATTATTACTCCTGAAGAAATAGCTGCAGCAGACGAGTTTGGTGACCTTGAAGGTGACTTTAAACTTGATGCAGAAGATGATTTAGGTAATCTTGAACTTGAACCAGAAGGTGAGGTTGGTGAACTTGAACCAGAAGGTGACTTAGATTTTGGTGAACTTGAACCAGAAGGTGAGATTGGTGAACTTGAGGCAGAAGGTGATTTAGATTTTGGTGAACTTGAACCAGAAGGTGATTTAGATTTTGGTGAACTTGAGGCAGAAGATGACTTAGGTGACCTTAAACTTGAACCAGAAGATGACTTAGATTTTGGTGAACTTGAACCAGAAGATGATGTTGGAGGTAGTAGTGTAAGACCAGCTTTTTATTATAAATTAAGCGAAAAGGGTAAAAAAGAATATGAAGATGCATTAGAAAAGAGAAATCAAAGAGGTTATGGAAAGAGACGAGGTGGAGCAGAACTTGGTGCTGTACTTGAACCTATTATGGTTAATGGTGTTCTAACAAATCCTGGTGGTACAATGGTTACAGAATCTACTAGTTCTAAACTAAAGAAAATTCCTAAAGACCATACAGAAGCAGATTTTAATCTTGGTTGTTATTTAAGAAATAATCCTGAAATAGGCGCTGAGCTTGGCAATGACCAAGAAAAAGTAACACTTCATTGGATTGACATTGGTTCAAAACAAGGTTATGATGCAAGTTGTGACACTGCAAGAATAAGTAGAGAAGAAAGAATGAGAATTATGGAAGACAGACTTAAAAAGGAAGCTTTATCCGAAGGATTAAGAACAGCATGTAAGGCAGCAGATAGATTTTGGACAGAATCAACATTAACATGCGATGGAACTCGTAATGGAGATGGTTCAGTTAATACTTTTGCAGAAGAATGTAAGAAGAAAAATAGTTATTGGGACACTGAGGGACAGAAATCATTTTGTAATGTATTTAAAGACACAAGTGGAAATATTAAATCGGATAAAGAAAGATGCAACACTCTAAATAATTATTGGGATGGTTCTAAATGTATTATTTCTAGAAATGTAGATGGAAATTATAAATCAATGGCAGATGTATGTTCTGGATTAAATATTTTTTACGATGGTTCAAACTGCAACATAACCAAAGACAGTAATGGAGAAATAAAGGATTATAAGAAAGAATGTGATAAACTAAGTGGATTATATTCAGGAGTAAAATTTGACTTTTGGTCAGCTAATTGGGGTAATGGAACTGACAATATTGATGTTACAGAATATATTAAAGGAAAAATAAGATTTGCAAGAGATGGAGAAGATAATAATGGATACAAAATGAATTCTAATCAACTAATTATTCCTGGATTTGATTTTGAAAATGATTGGAGAACTAAATTTAATTCAAAAGATCCTGCTCCTGGTAAAAAGAAATATTTTCTAATTTCATGGTGGACTTCTACGACAGGACCTACAGGGTATGGTTCTGATAATTCTAATGAAGCAAGTCAATTTACCTGCCGTACTCTTGTACTTGCAGATACTGAATTAAAACCAATTAAAGATGGTTATGACCCTAATTCTTGTATTTTAGACATTTTTCCAGATGGTCGTTATAAAGGTAAAGAATATATTGAAAAAGTTGATGGTGGATTATTGAAACCAGAAGATGCAGGATTTAATATTAATCGCCCACCAGGTGATTTGGGAATGGTGGGACGGTATTTACAAACAATTGTGTATTCACCAGAATTTCAAGAAAATAAAGACAAAGCTAAACAGACTACTGACATTGAACCTCCTCGTGGTTCAGGGCGTGATGGATGTCCCCCATTGGATATATTTAAATACACGAATGACCCAGCTTACAAAAAACAATGGATTGAGGCTTGTCCATCAGCAGCTAAGTCTGGAAAAGGCATAGGTGGAAAATCTTTAACTCTTTATTGGGCGAATGGATGTCCTCATTGCCATAATATGATGCCTGAATGGAACAAACTTGGTAAGACTCACAAAGGAATCCAGATTATAGCAATAGAAAGAATGCAGAATAAATCTTTCCCTGTTAATGGATACCCTACAATCATATTCCGTAATGGAAAGAAGATGGAAAAGTATGAAGGACCTCGCACCAAATCTGGTTTTGTTAAATTCTTAAAAAATAAACTTTAAGTAGTAATAAATGAATAGCTACGCAAAACATTTTGAACAACAGCAAGAACAGATGAGAGGAATCATTATGGGTAAAATGGTTCGTCGTGCATTAGCTCTTCAATCTAGGTCCAAGATTACGCCTACATTAAGTAAGCCTAGTCTTGCTGAGATGTCTAAAATGAGAAATATGACTGGTGGTGCTGAAATCCAACCTCTTGATCTATACTGGCCTGGAACTTAATTTCCTGTCGTCAAGACTTAATCTGAGTCCGATGCATAAATAGTTTCGTTTATACTTTCATCTTCAGGTAAGTCTTCTTTCATCTTTTCAATTACTCTTTTCCAATTAATAATATTCATTGCTCGCCTATAAAGTTCTTCTTTGATTTCCTCCTCGACATCGAAATTAAAGAATTCATAGGCTTGCTCATCCGTCTCAATACTTTTCTTTTCATCATCAGTCAAACCAGTCAAAAATTGCAGAAAGATTTCTTCAATTTCTGCTTGGTCCATTTTATATATTGTAAACATTTTCATTTTAAACGATTTTACTTACTCATATATAAATGGAATTTCTCAAGGGTGATTGTTTGGAAGTTATGAAAACCTTACCTAATAAAAGCATAGATTGTTTTGTATGTGATTTGCCTTATGGTTGTTTGAGTAATAAAACATTAGAGTTCAAACATGAATGTCCTACAAGTGTAAAAAGAATTAATGGTTGTGCTTGGGATGTTAAAATAAATCTGGATTTGTTTTGGACTGAAGTTAAAAGGTTAGCAAAGAATGATCACACACCTGTTCTAATGTTTTGTACAACAAAGTTTGGTGCAGAACTTATAGCATCAAATCCAGATTGGTTTAGGTATGATTTAGTATGGAATAAAGAAAAGGGTGTAGGATTTCTTTCTGCAAATAAACAACCATTAAGAAGTCATGAAATGATTTATGTTTTTTCTAAGAAAGGAGCATACTATAAAAGAATTAATATTGAAGGTGATTTCCCTAATACAAAAAGAGGTAAAGGAACTAAACCTACAAATGTTTATAATGTTATGCCTACATTTAGTTCAACAACTTCTATAACTGAACGATGTCCTAAATCTGTAATAGAAATACCCTGTAAAAGAGGTAAGGGAAATCATCCTACTCAAAAACCAGAAGAACTTTATGAATGGTTACTTAAAAGGTATTGTCCTGAGGGTGGAACTATTTTAGATCCAACTGCAGGAAGCTTTACTTCTTGCTTTACAGCACAAAAATTAGGTTTGAAATCTATAGGTATTGAAATGAATGAAGAATTCTATGAAAAAGCAAATAGTTTAAAAACTAAGTAATTACTATAATTAATGGAAAATAGTTATTATGAAAGAGTTAAAAATAATGAAGAATTTAAGGAAAAGAAAAGATTATATAGATTGAATAATCCTGAAAAAATCAAATCATATTATATAAAATATAAAGAACAATTTCCTGAAAAATTAAAAGAAATAAGAGAAAGAGCAGCAAAAAAATGGAAAGAAAAACATCCTGAAGATTATAAAAGACTTAATACAGAACGAGTAAAGAAAAATTATGAAAGAAATAAAAATAATGAAGAATTTAAAGCAAAAAGAAGAGAATATGCAAGACAATATAGAGAAAGAAATAGAGAGAAAAAAATAGAGTATTTAAGACAGTATAGAAAAAGAAATCCAAAAAATAAAAAAGAAAAAATTATTATAGAAAGAAAACCTATTGTTATTTGCAAAGGACCTATTAAGATTTCTTTTGATTAAGAAGTTTCTAAAGGAGTCTTAATTTTGAGTTCACCTCTAAAGATTTTGATTTTGCTTAGACCATTTACTTCTGCAGGAAGACCAACATCCGTATAACTTGCATATTTCCTATTAAATTCTTTAATAACATCTTCAGGAATCGATGGAGTGATTTCAGCTAATCTCTCCATAGTGTCCCTTAAATTACTTAAGACTTGCTCTGCAGAACTTCTTTCATTACGAGGCAAGGCTAATTCAACATTAATCTGACTAAATAATTTGGAATACTGCAAATGAGCAATTCTATGGGCTTCTGATTTCTTCGCAAAAGCAAAATAACCTCCAACTGTATTCAAAATACCAACTCCTATACTTACCAAACCAATAATTAAAGGAGCTATTGATCCTTCACCAAACATAGTTGATGAACCTACACTTGCAGTTCCACTTAATGTACTCAATACTATAACTGGAATCTGAATCAAAGTATTCTTTCTCGAAGCTATTTCCTCACACTTCTGATGCAGTTTAGCTAATCCAAGACATTTTTCACCCTCCACTGCAATTAAATCCTCAATTTGAGTAGACCATGAAACCTCTCTCAATTCCAATTCATCATCAGTCATTTATATAAGATTTGGAATTATTTAATACCAAATCTTATATGACCCCAACGAGAATCGAACTCGTGTTCCCAGATTCAGAATCTGGTGTACTAACCACTATACGATGGAGTCTTATTAATATGCAATTATTATTATTTAAATAACAAATTTCTAAACTTTTATTTTTTGTTTTTTGTTTTGTTTTTTGTTAAGTTCAAAGTGCATAGCATCCTACAACTGAGGTGAAGTTAATTATTTCCTTTAGAAGCTCTTGCATTCATAATTAAAAGAAAACAAACAAAAAAACAGAAAACAGTTTTCATATTTTTTGTTTATATATAAGTAAAATGGACGAGGTCAAAAGTAATTACCATTGCTATATTTGTAAAATTGAAGGATTAACTCATGAAGACTGGAAAGAACACCAATTATCTGAAGGACATTCAAAAAATGTGAAACTATTAATTAAGAAAAAATACTATTGCAATAAATGTGATGTTCAATGTCGTAGTAGTTATGATTGGACAAATCATTTAAAAACCACTAAGCATTTGAGTAATAAAAAGAATAAAGAACAATTATGTTGTAATATATGTAATACTCAATGTCATAATGATTCTGAATGGGACAAGCATATTAAAACCAAAAAACATATTAATAATACTAATATAAATGGAACGAAGATTCCCAGAACAATACAGCAAGGAGTTGATCAAGGTTCTCAAACTGATTAGTTTTGGAACACCTTATGTTATTGGTTCAAGTGCAGATTACCAAATTATGTACTCTGCTGATTATGATTTATTTGAGGAAGTCGTTTTACGTAGAGGAATAGTCAAAACATTCCAAGACAAGATTCGTAAATTAGAAAAAATTGGAAAAGTTGTAGAAGTCAAAATAGGAGAAATAAGTCAATGGAATTTGCTTAAGAAACCTTATATTGAAAATTCTAAAGTTCGTAATTATAACCAAAAGGATGAAATGGCTCATCTTGCAACACTATGGCAAAACAAAATCATTACACATGATGAGTATATGATGGCTTCTGACCTCTTAACACCTAACTTAAATCCAGTAGAATTTTTAATAGCAAGAAAAGAATTAAGGTTTGGTATTTTACGTTGGACAAATCCAGAAATATTTAGAGGTTATAAAGAACTAAGAGACAAATCAATTATTTACCTTGAAGATGCATTCAAATCCAAAGGCATAACAAAAATAGATTTAATTGCTTGGGTAAATCAAAAGTATAGTGAATTTAGTAATATAATTCTTTGGACTAATAGAAGTGGTAAGCAATATGCATATATTCCTTCTGTAAAGAAAGCTTTGAAAGAAAACATTCTTGAATTTGAAGCAGAACAAAATTATGTTAAAGTAGCTAAGAGAATGTATAGCCTTGCTAAGCAATTCAAAGACACATCAATTCTGGATTCATTACAATCTATTTTGAATTCACCATTAGGTAAGTTATATATGGTTGTAGCAGACATGGAAGTCTTGGAAGAGTTTCCTAATGCAGTAACTCAAGCAAGAAAACGCAAACAAATTGATTTGCTTAAAGACCAATTTGCTAAACTATATTTCCCTGCATTGAATGGAGCAACCCCCAAAATGAAATTAGACTATTTAAAGGAAATTTTGCAATCCGAAATGAAAAAGGCATTAGTTGAAGAGAAATTACTTCCAATTCCAAGAGATTACATAATATAATTCCAAATTTCGTAAATTTTCTATTAGTTTTTTTCCTAAGTAGTAAATTAAATGTCAAGTAAGGTAAAATTAACATTCGACAAAGGCAAAGATTCTTTACCAGTAGCGGTCGTTACTGGGGGAGAATATAACAAGGACATTCTTTATTTGCAACAAGATGGTGGTAAGAGTTCGGATAAGAAAGGTGTTCAGGAACTTGAAATAGGTAAGCATAGACTAAACAAGTTGTCACCTCGTAAGCAGTCTGAAGTTATGCGTGTGCTTCAGGAGGCTTACCGAAAGGGAATACCACCTGAACATTTGAATATGGATGTGGATGGAGCAGAAGATGCATACCGTGAGATGTTAGGTGAAGTTAAAGAAAAAGGATCATCTATAATCAAACTTCCTCCTGGTTCAACATTTAGTCTAAATTTTAATCCTGATTCAACTAAAAGAAGTATATATTATATTGCTGGTGCATCAGGTAGTGGTAAATCTTATATTGCTAAACACCTTTCTGAACAATACCAGAAAATGTTTAAAGGAAGACCTGTATATTTAGTTTCTAAACTAAAAGAAGATGAAACATTGGATAGTATGAAAGACAAACCTGCAAGACTAAACATTGAAAAATTAACTGATAAACCAATGACGGATCTAGAAGCTTTGCGTGAAAGTCTTGTTATTTTTGATGACTATGACACTTTGACAGGTAAGGAAGCAAAGGCAGTGCAACAACTTATTGATGACATTTGTATTATGGGTCGTCACACAGTGACATCAATTCTGATTTTGTCTCACCACTTGTCTAACTTTAAGAAGACTCGTCTTTGCTTAACAGAGGCAACTCATTTTGTAGTATACCCTCAAAGTACAGGAGCTCATGCATTGAATTATTTCTTGAAGACTTATGTTGGTATGGGTCCTAAAGAAGTAGCAGCAATCAAAAATACAGGTTCTCGTTGGCTTTGTATTCATAAGAATTTTCCTATTTATTATATTACTGAGACTGAAGCTGGTCTATTAAATGCAGACTAATTAAAGCATACCATAATTGGTCCTTCAATTTTAACAGTAGATTTGTTTTTAGTAATCTTAGACTTTTCATAGTGTCTCATAACACGTTCAAGATTTTGTTGTCTATGCTTTTCAGGATTATTCTCGATCCATTTATTCCTTGCTTTTGTAATAGATTCTTTCCATTTGTCAGGGTATTTTTCTTTATATTTTCTATTATATTCCCTAAACTTCTCTCGATTGGCTAATCTATATAATCTGTCTCGTTCTTTCTTGTCCATTAATAATTATATGGATTCTTTAAGAAAACCTCCACACTTAGGACAAGTCCTTAAATCTTGGTCATGTTTCTTTGAACCATCTAAGAATGAATAGACACGAGCCATAGCCCATTGTTCTTTGCTTAATTTCTGGCTCATAGGTGCAGGACCCTTCTTAAAGGTTCCTTTGATTCTTACTGATTCTGGATTTGTTTTGTATGCACCAATACCTCGATTATAAACTTCTTGAAGAACCTTTTCAGGAACATTAGAAATCTCTGCTAAGTCTTCTAATGAATAACTTTGGTCTTCTAAATCATATTTCTTGAAGAACTTCTTACGATGAGTAGCCATTTATAATTTAAACTCAGAATTTACTGGGACAATATATGCTTTAACACGTTGACCATCACCACCAACAATTTCACGACAACCCTTGCAAGCATTCTTTAACCAACTAACAGGTATTTCATAAGCTTCAAAGTCTCCATTTGGCTTATGGAAGAAATAATGGTAATAGTCTGCTTCAGTAGCATCAATTCCAGATTTCTTGCTATTACATTCATACTCAATAAACCAAGTACGGCAACCATATGCATAACCCATTCGATCTGACTTAACTTCATATTTGAATTTGTCTGTTCGGTAATCATATGCTTTAAATAATCCTTCAGGTGATTCCAGAATTGTTTCTTCTTTTGGAATCAACTTCTTACTGACTTCTTGGTATTGTTTTCCAAATTCTAACTTCTCACGAAAGCTCATAGTTGTATTGGAGTAAAGACTTTATTTTTGCGGTTTTTACCTCGAGGGCGAGCATTCATAAAATTAATTAATACATGCCACGAACAAATTAATAAAACATGCAGATGATCAGGCATTTTATATTATGCTTAGACTTTATATAATCCACACTTACGGCATTTCTTAGATTTACCTTCTCCTGACAGAATACCAAGTCCACTGTCTTTTACTAAGATTATTACCCTTTTAAATTCTGTGTCAGTTCCAGTCTTATCAGGATGCAAACTTAATAATAACTTTTTTGTTTTTGCTTTCAAACTATTTGTATCAATAGTTCCATTATCAATCGCTGTTCTAAATCTTTCTTTTTCTCTAGAAAGCAATGAAATTAATTGAGTAACTTCAGCTAAATTATTATTTTTAGCTGCATCTATAATTGCATCAAATAAAGCATCTAATCCTGCTTTAGTAACAGGAAAAGGTGAAGGTGGATGAGCAACAGGAGGTGGAGGAGCAGCACGACGTGGAGGTGGAGGACCAGCAGCAGGAGGAGGAGGAGGAGCAGCACGAGGAGGAGGTAAAGGACCAGCCGCTTCTCGTCGAGCTCTAATTTCATCTGCTTCACGTCTTAGTTCTGCTACTGTTTTTCTATATTCTGGATTTTCTGTCCAAGACATTTTATATTATAATCAGACTTTATCTAATCCACACTTACGACATTTCTTAGGTTTTCCGAGTCCAAGTAATCCAAAGCGAACTTTAAGTGCTAATAAACTTTCTGCAATTTGTAAAGCTGTATTTGTTTGCGCATTAGTTAAATCAAGTACATTTTCCTCAATCCAACTATTAATATTTTCTACAGATTTATCTATTTCAGCAGAAAACCAACCTGCAGTATCTGGTCTAGCAGCTTGTGCTGGTGTAAGTGGATGTGCTTCAATTTTTTGTAATCTTGTACGCCAAATTATAGGGGATTTTCTAAATTCATTTAGTTGTCTTGTAAGTTCTCCATCATTCATCGCCATTTACCTTATATTTACATTATTTTAACCAAAAATTAGTGTTGTATTATAACAAATGGCTAATGACATACATTATAAATTAAATGAAGCTGACAAAATTAAAATTGCAGATTACCCTCCTGATGTTCAAGAAAATTTACAAAATCGTCCTTTTGCTGCTAATGAAAATGCAGGTGCTGAACAACGTAAGGAATTCATGCATGGTGCATTCGGAAATTTTATTTTTAATCGTCTACAACAGTTTGTTGAACAAAGAAGGGCAGATCCTGCAACAGAAAAAGCACCTAATGGCTATTGGGAGAAGATGTTGACTCAGGCTAGTATGTTTAAATTAATGGATGATGTTTTATACCATTTTCAAGCTAGAGGAAGAGAGTTTCAAACCCTAAGATTAGGAGAAATTTGGGAAAAAGTAGTAGAACTTACTAATAGAATACTTGACAGGGCTTGTTATTTATGGAGTCCAAGATTTCAAAAGCCTGTAGGAGCATTTGGTGTAGAAGAAAGACGAGCAGAAAGAAATGAAGCAGAAGGACAAGGTAAACCTAAAAAATGCCGTAAGTGTGGATTAAATAAACATTAAATTTGAGGAATTTCTACAGATTCTGCTTTCATATAATCTCTTTGCATTCCAGAAGTATGACCCATCTTTGCTGAGTCTTCATTCATTTCAGTAACATCATATTTAGAACTTAAGTAAATGTGTCGAAGCATAGTTGTTCCAACATTCTTTCCAAAAATACGATTTAGAATACGAGTCACAGAGTTGACTGAAGGAAGAGGAGTGTCATCTGCTTGAACAAGGAAGAAATAAGGACTCTTTGAAACTCCAGGATGCTTTTTCAAGTATAGATTAATTACAGAAACTAATTCTTCAGGAACTTCAAATTTTTGAACTCCATGCACTTTTGCCGTCTTATACTTATTAAAAACAAATTCCTTCTTGTCTTGAATGTAGTAGTTGAAATCCAGATTTGTTGCTTGCTTTTCTGACTTAACAACCTTCATGAATTGGTAATCTTGATTACGACGAGGAGCAAACTTTGTGTATAGACTTAATACCATATAAGAAAGCAAAGTATTCCAATCATTTATGCTTAGAGTCTTATTCTGAACAACTTTTTCAGAGTCTTCTTGTAGACGTTGTTCATGTGCAAGAATTACATCCCAAGACAACCAATTCTTTTCCTGTGTAGGTGACTTAATAGATGTGTCTCTATTGCGTGCTTCATTGCTTTTGTCCATCATCCGACTATACCAATGAGCAAAAATCTTTTTGTAAGATGCCTTGTCTTTTAGTGTACTCAAAGCACTAACAATAGTTGAGAGCATAGCCTTCTGCGTTGACTCTGCATACTCACTCAAGCGTAAGTCGACGCTGTCAATATTCTTTAACCAAGCAAGGTTATTGAATGCCCTATCCGAATTTAGTGTATAAAGAGTTCGAATATATTGACTCGCAGTCGAATCAGCAATGTTCCGAGAATCCTTCAACTCTTTATGCAGAGCCATCATATAAGGAGTAATAACCTTCATTTTATAGTATATACAACAATTTAATTTAAACTTTAAACTTGCCACATTTATGGCATTTTCTATTTTTACCCAATCCAGAAGGGTCTTCACTTGCATCTTCTCCAGTAGGAGGAAGTCCTTGAGGATCTTCATCGTCTCCTGCTAGTTGGGTAGTTATAGTCTGGATTCTTTGCAGTATATTATAGAGTTGAAAATTAAGTTCAGTAGTGTCTCTATTCAGTTGATTATAATTTTGAATTTGGTCGTGTAAGCGATTTGCTCTTGTGATTAAGAAATCGCGTTGTTCTCTTAAATCACCACCCTTTAACTTTCTACCTTTACCTGAATTCTGTATTAATCGTTCAACATCTTGTGCTGATTTAATACCTTGAAGTTTCGTTGGTAATTTTATTTTTCTTTCAGCTAATAATTTCATCATTTTTGCAGTAGCAGCAGCTTGACGTTTAGTTTTTTCTTCTTCTTCTGCCTTTTTTCTTTGTGCCATTTGAAAAGCTCCTAACATTCCACCATCTAATGCAGTCTCAAGAATACGCATCTGAGCCTTTGCTTTGTCAAGAGGAATAGGTAGTTTAGAATGTTTCTTTCCTGTTTCAATCGTAATAACCCAATATAATTCTTTTTTAGGAGCCTTTCGAAGTTTATATGGCATTTGTTTTAATAATTGGATTATAATCTAATATAATAAACAAAATGTCTTATGATGGAGGAGGAATTGGACCTATTGGACCTACAGGACCTGGTGGAACAGGAGCAACAGGATTTACAGGAGCAACAGGATTTACAGGTGCAACAGGATCAACAGGTCCTACTGGAGCAACAGGATTTACAGGACCAACAGGAGCAACAGGATTTACAGGTGCAACAGGATCAACAGGTCCTACTGGTTTTACTGGTCCTACTGGTTCTAATGGTGTAACAGGTTCTACTGGTCCTACTGGTCCTCAAGGAATTACTGGTCCTACTGGTTCTAATGGTAATGATGGTGTAACTGGTTCTACTGGTGCAACAGGTCCTACTGGTTCTAATGGTGTAACAGGATCAACAGGTCCTACTGGTTTTACTGGTCCTACTGGTACTGCTGGTGTAACTGGTTCTACTGGTGCTGATGGTGCTGCTGGTGTAACAGGTTCTACTGGTCCTACTGGTTCTAATGGTGTAACTGGTGCAACAGGTCCTACTGGTTCTAATGGTATAACAGGTTCTACTGGTCCTACTGGTTCTAATGGTGTAACTGGTCCTACTGGTGCTGCTGGAGCAGTCTCTGCACAAGGTCCTGATGGAAGTATTCAGTTAAGCGATGGTGCTGGAGGATTAGCAGGTTCTACTGGATTTTATTTTAATACTTCTAATGACACTTTATATGGTGGTCCTAATGGAAATTACATTAGATTTGATGACAAGTCTGGAAATATGACAATTAGTCCAGAACTAACCACAGGTAATTTATATTTAAATGGAGGAGCGAGTGGCCTTCTTGCTTTAGATGGAGGGTCTTTAAGTGTTACTATTGGTGGTGCTGCAGGTTCATCAAGTCAATACTTAGGTTCTAATGGTGCTGGAGGTGTTGTGTGGTCACCTCCTAGCATTGTAGCATCTGGAACGATTAGCCAAGCAGGATTTACTGGACCTACAGGCACTAGTAGTTTATGGTATAAAGAGGTTAGTATACCTGGTATGCAAACCGATGGTTTGGTATTAGCTACTGCAAATGGCACACCTAGTATTTCTTATAACGCATGGATTGTCACTGTTCAACCTGACACAGACAATATTACTATTTGGACTGCTGCTAATCCTGTTGGGGCTACTGGTCAGTCTTGGGAAGCACATTATGCGGTTACAAGTTTTGGAACTCCTCCTCCTATAACTTTTAATTCAGGTGCTGGTAATATAACAGATTATGGTATTCCATCAGGGTATAATTCAGTAGAATATAGGATGGTTGGTGGTGGTGGTGGTGGTGGTGCTGCTACTAATCTTCAATCTGGTGCTGGTGGAGGAGGTGGTGGAGAATTTGTTAGTGCAACAACCCCTGTTGTTGGAGGAGGTAGCACTATTACTTTAGTAAAGGGAACTGGTGGTGTTGGAGCTAATGGAACTAATTCAACATTCCAATTGAATTCTGAAACTCCTATTGTGGCTTTAGGTGGTAAAGTTGGTCTCAATGGTATAGTTGGTACTGGTGGCACTGGTGGAGATGGTGGTGCTGGAGCTGGTGTTGGTGGTATTTCAGGCACTCCAGGAACAACTGATGCATCTGGTGGCGGTGGTGGTGGTGGTGGAAATGGTGTTATTACTGGTGGTGGAGGTGATGGTGGTAGTGGTGGTGGTGATGGCGCAAGTGGTTATGGAGTTGGTCTTGGTGGAGGAGCAGGTGTTGCTACTCCTGGAACTGTTGGAAATAACGGAGTAGGTTATGGTGGAGGTGGTGGTGGAGGCTCTAATAATGTTCCCCCACAAGCTGGAATAGATGGTTATTGGGAAGTAACCATTACATATGTAGCACCATCTTAAATAATAACCTAATTAAATAATAATGGTTAAGTTTTACCTTGCTAATGATGGTGTTCATAAACTTGTTGCAGAGTTTGACCAACCATACGACCTTGTAAAGTTTGGAGCTTATGACTATAACGATTATACAATCTATTACCAAATAGACCCTAAACTAGCAAGACAAAAGAAATCTGCATACCTAAAACGGCATCGTAAGAATGAAGATTGGGAAGATCCAAGAACAGCTGGTGCATTAAGCAGATGGATTCTTTGGAATAAACCAACTATTCAGGAATCTATTGAAAGTTATATAAAAAGATTTAACATGTATTAAATAAACATGTCACTTGCTTCCAAAGTTCTATATGAGCAACTAAATTGTCTACTAAGTCATCTAATGTTTGCAGATGACTCAGTTGAGAGAGAAGAACTTATTTCTGCAATTAAAGTTGTTCGAGAGCAACTAAATAAGGAAGACGAAATCAAACGGAAAATTTCTCATATGTATTTAAATAATGCTGACAATAAGGATCCCTCCCAATATTTCTAAACCATCACCTTGTGGAGGCAATATTGCACCAAAGCCTATTAAGAAGTTATAGTTTATGTAATCCACACTTACGACATTTCCTTCCACCTTCAAATTCTTTAAGATTATGAGCATCTAAATATTGGTCAGAAGTTAATACATTACCAACAGGTGTAAATCTTGCCAACCAAGTTCCTGTAGAAATCTTACTTGGTCTTACTTCAGGTTTCTGCACTAACCATTGTCCCATAAGTTTATATAATGGATCATCCTTCATATAGATTCTTCTATGATTAGGAACTTGTTTTTTGAAATATTGTGTTTCAACAGCAGGATTATAAGAAACAGCTTCACTAATAATTCCTTTACGCAAATAAATGTCATTAATTGCTCCTGACAAAGAATGACCAACACCATAATAGGTTTTGTATTCAGGATGTCTGTCTTTGAACCATTTTATAAAAGCTTCATTGCGTTGGTAAACCTTTGAAGATTCTAAATCATTAAATGGAATACGCCTATTTGCATCAGTCCAATCTTCAACTGATTTACTTCCTCGTGTAGCAATTACAACTTCAGTACCCTTTGCATAGAATTTAACCCATTCTGTTTCTTTCATTAATGTCCAACCATCAATTTCAGTTTCTCCTTCTCTTGGTGGAAAGTGGTAAGAAGCATATACCATTTTCTGCAGAGTAGACAATGGAGGAATCATTTTGTAATTATACAGGAAATTAATAAGAAAATTAATATTTAGGAAGACCACACTTACGGCATTTTTTGGGCTTTCCTTCTCCAAACGGTTGACCAGGACCAGGACCAGGACCAGGACCAGGACCAGGACCAGGACTAGGACCAGGACCACGTGTAGGACTAGGAGCACGTGGAGGAATAATAGCACGCGGAGCAGGAGGACCTAGTAATAACTGAATATTTGTAAGTGTATTACGAACTTTTTGTTCTAATTCTTCACTAAACATTTTTCCTGCATCCTTATGTTCCTTACTACCAGTTTTTACGGTATTTAGTTGTTGTCGAAATTTCTTTAGTTGAGCAAGCCTTTCTTCTAATTTGTTAAATAAATTACGGTCTTTTGTTACTCCTAGTTCCTGTCCAGTTTTTTTAATAGCTGCTTCTAGTCCAGCAGCAATCATATTAACATATGTTTCTAAATTAGCATCCATTCTTTTATAATTATAAAGGAAAATATTAGACCAATAACCAACCAAATTGCAAACATAAGAAACAATAGACAATCTTTAGACATTTTAGCAATTTCAATCTCATCATATGACGACATTTGTATTATATATGGTAAAAATCATTAAATTACATATAAATACTCAAAATCACATGAAAAAATCAGTAAAAAAATCGATTTTTTTACCAGAAAATCCATGTGTTTTCATGTATTTACCAATAAAATACTATATTTAATATAATAAATGGAGTTTGCAGACATGTATAATAATAGCGAATATGGAAAGAAATACCCTGATTCTAAATTCTATAATACAAGAGCAACTGCTACTTGGTTTTTAGGTCAAAATTATAGAAATGCAACAACTTATTATGGAGCATACCCTCCTATGTACTGGAAAAGAATTCAGACATTTGTTAAACCTAATGACAAAGTAGTTCACCTATTTAGTGGATCATTGCAAGCAGGAGACTATATAAGAGTTGACATGGACAAAGAACAAAATCCTGACATAATTTGTAAATCAGAAGAAATCCATAATCATATTGAACATAATTCAATTGACATTATTTTTGCTGACCCTCCTTATTCAAAAGCTGATTCAGAAATAGGTTATAAAGGAAATTACCCTAATAAAAAACAAACATTACATTCTGCTTATAATGTATTAAAAACTGGAGGATTAATATTTTGGTTAGACACAGCATTACCAATGTTTAGAAAAACTGAATATAAACTTGTAGGAACAATTGCAATAATTATTTCTACAAATCATCGTATTAGATTAGTAAGTGTTTTTCAAAAAGTATAATACTGAATCATTTAGGGAGCAAGAAGAAACGTTTGAACTTAAGCCAATAAATGACTGCTATTGTTCACAGTAGAATGCTCCCTAAGTGATTTATTGTATTTTATGTTATATTAAATCTGGATTTGTTCTTACATGTATGCACCCATACCAGACTGACGAGCACCAGGTCTGCGACCAGCACCTACAGGGCGTTGTAGTTCAGGAGAAGGGGCAGCATTAGACGCACCAAGAATGTCCTGCTCAGAGAGAACACCCTTGATTACACGAGAAGAACCCTTAATCGTCTCGAAGAAACCAGAGCTGATCGGCACTACGTAGATGTTGGCGGATACTGAAGCACCAGTGTAGTTTAGAACACTTAGGGTGAACTGTAGGGAGAAGTTTCCTACGAGGCCACTCGCCTGACCTGACTGGAGTGCAAAGTCACGACCAGGACGTAGCACTAGAGGACCACCTACTAGACCTACACGACCACCACCATTAGGAACACCAGCGTCAAGACCAAGTCCATGACTTACATAGCCATTACCAGACCATTCAGACCAGTCCATGTCTACACCGTTATTCACGGACATCTGGTATAGCTGCTCCTGAGTCATCGTGGAGAGTAGACCAGAGAAGTTGTCAAAGTTTAGAGAAATCTTGGTAATCGGTAGAGAGAAATCACCCTGAGATGCAGTGTAGAGTGTAGGTTTTACATAAACTAGTAGTAGGTCAGGAATATTAGGTAGAGTAATCGTGCTGCTAGTTAGGTCTTTTGATGCCGAACCAGGAGTCCAAGTAGGCACTGCTTCAAGACCAGTCGTAATGTAACGAGGGAATTCCATGTAAGGCACGATGCTCTTGGGAGGTAGAGGAACATCAAGAGACGGCGTTAGGAATGTTACATTTAGAGTCGGTTTGGAAGTCCAAATAGTCTGTGCTGCAGTTGAAGACCACGTTACTGTAGACGCAAGAGTAGATGTCGTCGCAGCTCCTGCCTCAGCACGAACACTTAGAGATGTAGCACAACGGAATACACGATTAGGAGAAGGAGTTACGTTCATCTGCACCTGGAAATTCTGAACACCAAAAAGACCAGTAGAAAGTTCATACTGATCAGAGAAGATGAACGGAGGAAGCATTAGACGTTCTACTGAAGTTACTACTACGTAGAATTCAATAGATTCAGAACTAATAGAAGCGTTTGCATAAGGCTGTCCATTTACATAAGAAACCTTTGCTAGATTACCGCCTCCTAGAGGACCACCAGTTGCACAAGGCGTTGCACCAGTGTCAGTCGTAGCAAAGTAGAAACCATTGAAACCACCATTAGGCACTTCATCAGAATTCTTGGTCTCATCCCATAGAAGTAGAGGAGAGTTCTTTACTACACCTGAATCAGGGTATTTGGCATAACGGTCCAACATCGTAGGGCAAGTACGCTGGCGACGAGCATCACGCATGTCCGCTAGACGAAGCACCTGAGGGAGAACATCCTGCGTGTTTACCGTTACAGTTGCATCGTTAATCGTGGCAGACATCTGGGTTACAGCCTGGTGAAGAGGGAAGGCGGCAGGAGCAACTAGACCTGATAGAGAAGCACCTACAGGAATAGTGTCACCAGCGGATGTTAGAAGAACTCTCGCTACTGCAGAAGCCTTCCACTGGACGGCACGATCTATGAATACATTCTCGGACGGCACTTGAACGTTGAACTGAACTGAGGAAGCATCTGCCGTCTGGGCCTGCACAGGAACATTGGAAATAGAAGCAGCACCCTTCTCGACAGCATACTTCGGCTTCGTCTGGATGATGCGAGGATCGAATACAGAATATTTCGTTACTTCGCTTGCCATTGTGGTTTGTTATAAAGAAAACAATTTTTTTTAAAAGAAACGACGATTAATAAATTCCCTTTTTCTTGAAAAGGAGACGGAAAGTCATTGAGGCTTGGTTCGGCATAGTCATAGGAATTAGATTATTTGTTAGACGACTGCGCCAGTATAATTTAACATCAATAGTTGTAATTGGACCACGACTAGGTTCAAGGGATGAGAACTTTTCATTAAATGGAGTATATACTAAAGAAGTTCGCCAATCATCTGCATCCAAATCACCAATAGGTGTTTCAATAAGAATTGTTCTAAATGCTCCACTAGTTGCACTTTGACCTCCGTTCGTGCCTGTCCCAATAATAATAGGATTAGCTGTGTTTTCATTACGAATTGGAATTTCATTCGTAGTTAGAACTAATGAAGAAATTGGAGACCAAATACTTCCAGTGCTTTTATAATCCTGCTTGATTCGAAGGAAAAATAAACCTAAGGCTGCACCAGTAAAAGGATTTGCTAATTCAACTATAGATGATTTAGGTAGACTCTTCAATATTTGACCTACAGGGGTTGAAGGTTGAGTAGCATATACTGCATTTGCCGCCCAATTCCAATTTAATCCTGTGTCTATTACAACTTCAGGTAAATCGTCAGTTCCAAATTTTAAACCAGACGTAAACACGGAAGGAAAATCTGAAAGCAAAAGTTCAAGTTGAGTATTCATTCCAACAAATGAAAATTCAGTATTTTGGTAATCGCCAGTAACTGCTTGTGTTACATTCCAAGGGTAAGGAAGAGCAGTCCCTATAGGAGCCATGCAAGTCTTTGAATCCTGATTTAATGAGAATAAAGCAGTAGATTCATCATATTCTATAAAGGGACACTGAGTTCCACGAGTATTACCATCTTTTGCAAGAATCCACGCTCTATTAAGAGCATTATTAACTAAACCAACAAATTGAGAATATGTATAGCAATAATAGTATTCATAATTTTCAGGATTTGCTCCTACAGGAGGAACTTGAATATAAGGAGCTTGGTTTTCAGGTTGCCATATAATAAAAGCAGTTCCAACTTTCTTTACTCCTCCAACACTAATACCAACACTTACGCTATATTGTGTTTCAGTTACAGATGTTGATTTAATTTGAGGAATAAATAGTGGAAGATTCTTTTGAGGACCATGAAGAGTAAAATTCTCAACTGAAAGTTCATAATTAGCTGCACGCTGAATTATAGGATTCTGACGTTGATCCATATAATCAATTTGAGGGTCTGCTTCTTGCTGTGTAGTTATTGACGAGCTGTTAATTACAGAACCATTGTAATATACTCGATCAGGGTCATACGGATCGCCAACAGACTTAATCATTGAAGTCATCATTTATTACTCAACACTAAAATTTTTATGGATTACTTACCAATTAAATTAAATGTAAAAGCACTAACAAAATTGTCAGGGGTTAATCCTGTTGACTCTACAAGCTTAATATACTCAGGCAAATGTAAGTTCTTGAAATATAATCTTGTAGTGCAGTGACGACCACAAGTATTCATATTTAATTTGTCTTTTTGAAATGGGTATGCATTCGATTTGACTTCATAATTGCTTTTTTGTAATAATTCTGTTAGTTTCTTTGTTGATTGACCAAATTCTTTTAGTTGTTTCTTAGTTAACCATCTCGATTCTCCATCAGGTTTATAATTACCATAAGGGTCAAAATATTCTATAATGTTAGTGTCTCTATAATTTAGCAAGCATACCCAATGACCTGTAAATTGGTCTTGTGTTAAATATAAAAGCATAAGTCTTCCTTTCTCATCTAATACATCATCAATTGTTCTTGCTTCTAATAAAGTAGGGTATGAAATAATCTTTAAAGTTGGGATCATTTTTTGTATGTCTGATTCACTTAATGAATATGATTCAATATTAGGCATTTTCTTTTTCATCTGCAATGCTTCTGCCTGTTGAATTGCTCGTTGTAATTCAACAGGTTTTCTTGAGAATGGAATACCATTCAATTCAGTTCTATAGCCTTTTTTTCCTCCAAGTTTGTATGGTACAATCAAAGGTTCCATTTACTTTATGATTTGAAATTTTCTAAAATCTTAAACCTTGGTGTCTATAATTGTTGCGACGACGAGCACTTCCAAAAACACGACCAGAGCCATCATTTTCTGCACATTCTTCGTCTTCATCCTCAGGAGCAGCTTCTTCTTCTGCTTCTTCTTCAAGTTCACCAGCTTCTTCTTCACCAATAACAGGACCTAACTCAGGCAAAATGTCATCTTCAGGAACTACACTTTGAACTCCATTCTCAGAAGTTCTAGCAGTTCCCATTCCAGGTAAGTTTGACGGTCCATCACCAAATACACTTTCTTCCATTCCAAGAGAAGAACTAGGCATAGAACGAGAAGGTAATAGAGCTCTGGATGGTCTTACTTCACCAAGTTGAACTTCTGCAGGAGGAACCTCAAAAGCAGTTCCTTCTTCTGTTCCAACAAATCCAGGTTTAAATTCAGCAACTTGACGACTAATTAATCTGGAT